CAACAACAAAGAGATTTCACGGACGATATATAGGGCTGAGTGATTTAAGCTTTTTCAGTCGACAGTTCAAGAATTTTCCATCAGTAAGAATAATGTTGTCATCAGTCAGGAAACATAGGAGGGCCCAGACGCCAGGAAACACGTACTATCGAGTGCGATGGGAAGGTGATTGTACCAGTCATCACCTACTGTCGTGTAGGTGCACGTTAGTGGTTACATTTCCACATGTTCAAGATATAACCATGCGTGTCCCTCGTGTAGACCACGGTCGAGTGCTTACGCTAGAAGAACAATATTTGCGGTTGCTGCAGCTGTGTGCGCAGTACGACGTGGTCAAAGACGAAACCGGGCAGTGGCGAGCGTCATTGATTACGGATAAGGATCTGGCAACTAAGATGAGTAGTATGATAGTATTTCAGTATTATGGACAGCGTGAGAGTAATCGGCTGGTTCGCCCGCCGTTTATTGTCAGGAATACTCCTCAGCAATTTGTGCCGAAATGGCATCCAAAGTTGCGGACCGCGATAGATCGAATGGATGAGATTTATATGATGGCGTATGGGCGGAGAATGCCGACGAATCCCTTGCTCGATGCAGAGTTTGAGCAAGGAAAGCCTTCGAAGACAAGGCAGTGGTATAACAAACACTTGTTTTCACGGCATGTATATGGTCGGCATAAAGGTTATTCCCCAATAGTACATACGATGGAGGACTTGAGTGCGGCCAAGATCGCGGATTTATTTGCAGAGTTTTCTCAGAATGAGACGGAATCCCGAGAGCACTTTGATGAACTGAAGAAGATGATGCCCCAAGCCTTGGCCCTTTTGGATGTGATGCTGCGGACTCGGCATCACCACGGAACAATCTCGTTTCGATACCGTCCAGAGATGTTGAAGAATTTTGTAACTAACATGCAGTCGTCAGCTGGGGTGCGCCCAGGAAAAGTCTATGAGCGATCATTCGAAGGAGCTCGCGTAACATTCACTCCGACCGGGAAAAAGTTTCATCAGTTCCCCGTTTATGCCGCCGAGTTTCACAAGCTCATGCAAGATATATGGAAGACCGAGGATTTGTACGATAGGTACAGAGGAGACATAGACTACTATTGTATAGTGCGCTTGAAGAACGAGTACAAGGTCAAGTGGCTACCGGAAATACCAGAAGACGAGCTAGAAGACACGCTGCGTAAGATGCGTGCTGCATGTCGAGAGTTCTTCATACCAAATATGATGCAGCAATTCTTGTCTAAGCTATTGATGACGCCAAAGCAACTGTTCGAACGAGGGGAGGTGATACGAATAGGACAAAAGTGGAAATATGGGGAAGCAGAGAGATTTGCGAGACGTTTCCATGCCTTCTCAAAAACCCATCGCTGGTTCACAGGCGATGTGCGAAAGCTAGACAAAAATATTCGTGACTGGCTGTTGTCTCTTTACATAGCATCAGGACGCCCTTATTTTAGATCAGATGATGCCAAGACTGATGCGTTCCTAGACCGTTTGTTTGTTCTTCTAGCGGAAAGGATAAATGTGAAGTTGACATGCCATATTACCGGGCTGTGGACGTTGATGAAAGGAGTGATGTATTCAGGAGGATTCGAGACCTCTCATGGAGACTCGTGGATACTGGCATTAGTTTTTTGTTTTTACTTTGTGTTTGTGATTCAATCTCATCCAGAAGTGGCGGCCGAAGTGGTTCGAAGTATTCGGCTGACCTTGTTAGTTATAGCACTTTATGGAGATGACCATCTCTTAGCGGTGCCCCTCTCTCTGGTTCCTTATATAAATGAGAGAGGGTTTGCAGCGTTTGCATTGAAGTATTTTGGCATGGTCATCAGGGACATAGAGGAGCTTGACGACTTCTTCTCCCAGGTGGACTCGGCCGGGGAGTTGACCAAGAAAGGAGTCGTTTTCTTGAAGCGATATTTCATTTTGTCAAAGCCTCTCGGGGAAGGATATCCAGTTGTTTATCCCTTTAAGCCGACCCATGAGACGATATTGAAATTGATTTGTAACAAAGACAATGATCCGCGAACTTATCCGCTTCAAGCAATTGGCCAGGCCTATGATACTCTAGGAACTAATCCAGTGGCGTATGCGATGGTTCAGAGTTTTTATCAATACTGGATGGCAGAGCTGGACTTCGACCAAGAAGGTCTGACTCAGTACATGAATTCGATGGATGCACAGACGCGTAATCGTCTGTGGCGAAAGGCGGGACTGAATTGGAAAACGAGTACTTTTTGCTTCCCCACCCTGGCACATCTTCAGGGATTGCATAAGATAGACAGAGCCCAGGGGAGTAATGAGATACCGAGGTGTGTCGTCGAAGGGTTTTATGGCGTGGACGCGACAGAATTGGAAGAGGCGATGAGAGGAGACTATATTTCGCGCTACGACTTATGGCAATAACCCTAGACCC